GGCGTCAAACTGCAAGACGGCGTGGACTACACAGCGACCAATGGCTCAGACATCGTGCTGACTGTCGGTGCTGCGCTGGATGATACTTTGGAGGTCGTGGCGTATACGGCGTTTGAGGTGTTGGACCAGACGTTTACTGGGACTACTACAGTTACCGACAGTGGTGCTGCACCTCTCGTTGCTAACCGCACTGCGTCTGATGGTGGCATCCATGTCTTCCAGAAAGACGGCACCACGGTGGGGAGTATTGGGAGTAATATTGGTGATCTTACAGTGGGCACAGGTGATGTCGGCCTCAAGTTCAATGACGCTGCTGGCCTTATTAGCCCTTGGGATATGAATGTTAATGCTCCAGAGGACGCTACAATTGACCTTGGGTATTCAACTGGCCGCTTCAAAGACCTCTACCTCTCAGGCGGTGTCTACCTCGGTGGAACTGGTGCAGCCAATAAGCTGGATGATTACGAGGAGGGGACTTTTACTCCAACAATCGGAGGTCTCGGTGGCGCACCTACTGTAGTTTACCAGTTCCAGAAGGGGAACTACACTAAGGTCGGAAGTCAGGTTCATTGTAATATTTACGTCCAGACAGGTAGTAAGTCAGGAGGGGCGGGTAATCTTATCATTGGAGGTTTACCCTTTGCATCAGCAAGTACCGCAAACCTTCAATACTACGGAAGTGCGCTGGGATACTCGCTTACCACAGGCGACACTATGATGGATTGCAACACTGATTTTGGCAGGACTTATTTACAAATGGCTAGCGTTAGCAGCGGTGGGGTTTGGACTAATGTTCAATTATCAGATTATTCAGCAGGTCTTGGCGCTCTCAGAATTAGTGTGACCTATCAGGTATAACACTCACCCCTGTTGGATCACAGGGTAGTCAGGCGGCACTCACGCCACGATAAATACAAGGAGCCTAACATGGCACTAACAGAACGCACTATCATCGACAAATACGAGATACAGGGTTATGAAGGTCTGTATTCTATTACGTCTGACGGCAGGGTTTGGAGTCATCGCTGTCAAAAATGGATGTCTGCGGGAGATAACGGGAAAGGGTATAAGTTTGTACACCTCTACCTAAACCAGTCTTCTTCTCGTTTCTATGTACATCGACTTGTTGCAAGCGCTTTTCTAGACAATCCTGATAGCCTTCCACAGGTGAACCACATTGACGGCGTCAAAGATAACAACAGGGTATCAAACCTTGAGTGGTCTAGCTTGCGCCATAACATGCGCCATGCGTGGGATGAAGGTTTATGTAGAGTATGGGAAAAGCAGGTTGAGTCTGTAACTGCCTATAACAAAACAAAAAGATCTCTTAGCGACGAACAGGTGAGGGACATTCGTAAGCAGCATGGTCGTGGGGACTCTGCAAGGTCTCTAGCACGAAAGCATGGTGTTCAATCTGGAACCGTTAGCCAGATAGTTAACGGTCAATCTTATAAGGACGTAGCGTAATGGCACTCGTAAAGAAAACAGCAATTGATAAATATGAAATTGTTTCCGAATGGAAGATGATCCAGTGCCGTCACGCAACCTGGGTTGAAGATGATGAAACTGGTGAGCGGTTCGGTGGGGTCCAGTACTTCCGCCACGTCATTGCACCCTCAGACGACGTGTCAGGGGAACCACAAGAGGTTCAAGCATTGGTAGCACTGATGCACACCCCAGAGGTCATCGCAGCGTATGAGGCTCATGTGGCAGAAGAGCCTATAAAGCCTATAAAGCCTATGAAGCCTATGAAGCCTGTGAAGCCAACGTGGCTGCGCAGCGGGAGGGTATCTAATGTCTAAGGCACCATCGACGGCCAAGAGATGTCAGTCCCCATGGACCCAGCTAACCGTCACTTCGCAGAGATCATGCGGCAGGTCGAGGCTGGTAGTCTGGTGATTGCTGCTGCGGCTGAAGCGTGGACGCGGTTGCTTTTCCGCGCCAAAAATGACAATATGCGCTCAACACATTGGAGCAGACAATGACAGCCTTTACCTACACCACGCCCACCGTCGGCGGCTCTGAGGACACTTGGGGGACGATTCTGAACGCCAACTGGACTGCCCTCGGCAACTTCATTGGCTCCCTAGATAGCACTGAGCTGGCGGTGTTGGACGGGATCACGGCCACGACGGCCGAGTTGAACTTGCTGGATGGCGTGACGGCATCGACGGCCGAGTTGAACTTGCTGGATGGCGTGACGGCAACGACGGCAGAATTGAACCGGTTGGACGGCATAACTGCAACAACTGCCGAAATCAATTACGTTGATGGCGTCACGTCCCCAATCCAGGCGCAGATCAACGCGAAGGCCCAAATAAATTCCCCGGCGTTCACAGGAAATCCAACTGCGCCAACGCCAGCGACATCTGACAACGATACGACTATCGCCACGACGGCGATGGTTCGGGCAGCGATAGCGTCATACTCCGTCCCGTCGTCAGCGCAGGTGGCTGCGGCTACAGCAGGCATTTCTGCTGGGTCCGTCGGGTCTTACAGTTTTGCGGAGGAGCAAGCAAGCAATGTCCCTTACAGGGCCATAGGCTCGACAATAGCTGGTTCTTTACTACAACCATGCTCTATTTTTGAAATTGGCCAAGGTGGGTATGGTTACCTGTCTGGGACTTGGCGACTAATGGCTTCTTATGTGATAACAACAAGCGCTAACGACTTCCCAATTTCACTTTGGTTAAGGGTTTCCTGAGATGAACTACCGTAACGCAAGATGCATCAACGACAACGGCTGGATTGATTGTGAAATTAACCACCCCAACCACGGCTGGATCCCCTATACACTAAGCCCATCCGACACTGATATGACCGTCGACAACGATGACTTGTTGGCAGCGATGGCCGCAAAGGGTGATGTCGCACCATACGCACCGCCAACACAAGCTGAACTGGATGCAAAACTGTCTAAGCAGCTTCGGGATCAACGTGACGCCCTGCTATCTAAAGTTGACGCCATTGCTGGAAATGCCCTCCGCTGGGCTTCACTTGATGTTGCCACCCAAGACGCTTGGGCTGTCTACCGTCAAGCGCTGCTTGATGTGCCGCAACAAGCTGGTTTTCCTGACAACACAAAATGGCCAGTAAAGCCATCGGAGTGACCTCATGCCATTAGTAGAGATCAAGCCGCCCCCAGGCTTCATGAATCACGGCACCGATCTCGAAAGCGAAGGGCGCTGGCGCGATGGTAGCCTAGTTCGCTGGCACGAGGGCAGCCTTCGGCCAGTCGCAGGCTGGGTTGACCGCGTGGGTTCGTCAATATATGCGGCTCCGCCTCGTGGCATGATCGCTTGGGATACCAATAGCACGCGCTGGATCGCTGCTGGCAGCTATAACGCGCTTTATGCCACGACTGCCGCAGGCATGACCACGGCCATCACACCCGCTGGCTATACAAGCGGCTTGCAGAACGCGGCAGTCAATACCGGCTACGGCGGCTACGCATATGGCTCAAGCTATTACGGTCAGACACGACCGGACACGGGCAACTACTCTGAGGCCACGACGTGGTCGCTGGACACATGGGGTCAGTATCTAGTCGCCTGCGCGCCGACTGACGGTAGAATTTACGAGTGGCAACTTGATCCACTGGTGCCTGCGGCCGTCGTCGCCAACGCACCAGAGGACAATCTTGGTCTGGTGGTGACGGAGAACAGATTCTTGTTCGCACTCGGCGCTGGCGGTGACCCGCGCAAGATCGCTTGGTCTGACTTTGAGGACAACACGACTTGGACGGCGTCCAGCACAAACCAAGCTGGCGACACAATCCTTCAATCGGCAGGACAAATCGTGGCGGGCATTCGGACCGAGGGGCAGACGCTCATCTTGACGGATCAGGACGCTCATCGAGCAGTCTACGTTGGCGCGCCATTTGTGTTTCAGTTTGATCGCGTGGGATCGTCCTGTGGCCTAGTTGCCCGGAAGGCGCTGGCCGACACCCCGCGCGGCGTGATGTGGATGGGTCAGCGCGGCTTCTTCGCATACGACGGTTCGAGTGTGAGCGAAATCCCGTGCTCCGTGACTGACTTTGTATTTGACGACATCAACCCCGCGCAGATGAGCAAGTGCTGGGC